ATTATCAATAGTCTTTTCATTCTCTGCGCCATTTCCTTTCTACTCCAAAGACTGACACCCTCTGCAACGTAACTGTTTCTTGCGACGCTGTATTCTCTATCATTAATTTCATTTTCTTAAACTCACCATAGCGATTAATCTGAAGCGTTTTTCTCGCTTCTCCCGACGCTGACAAAGTAAAAGGCAAGTCAGCTGGTAGCGTTCTTGAATCTCCTGCTAGATTAATAGTCCCTATCTCCGCCCATTGGCTCTCATCTAAACTTAAATAAACTGTTGCAGTATAGTTTCCTGTAGCCTCAAACTCAACTTCTACTGCATCAGGTAATTTAAAGTTCTCAGGATTGTCAAAATTTATATTTCTAGTAACATATTTAAAAGCTATTCCAACACTTGGAACCGATGCTTGATCTATAAAGTTCGGCCCTTTTGCAAAGTCTCCTGTCGTTCCACTAAAGCACTCAATCACTCTTCCATCATTAGCGTCTATGTAATACAATTTCTTATCAAATAAAATCCAATCTGCCGGAAACCAACCTTCTATTACATACCATGCACCTACATTAAAATCATGCACTACTACAGTATTATTTACTAATGACGTTCCAGTTGGTATAGCAAGGATATATTTATCATCAAAAAGTATTGCTGCTGACTTCTGTATCTGTGCTGAGTTTATTCTTAAATCACCAGTTCTCTCAAATATATCTTGGATAGGTCTTGATACAAGCTCTGTAAGAATCTTATCAAAAGATGATCTTACAAGGCTTCGTATAGCTATAGGCACACTTGATAAGAACCATTGATCGTTACCTAGTGATACAACTGAACGAGGTGCAATAGTACCTACTACTTTAGATATAGGTTGAACAGTCCAATCACTTAAAGGGGTGCTTCCAGTAATGTCTAATACAAATATGCTTTTCTCTTTATATATAATTAACTCGTTAAGACGATAAGGTTCTAAATGTTGTATAGCCTGACCATCACCTGTATTAATCTTAACAATATCAGACGCAGTAAATATGGTAGGTTCAAGATTATTTGAAAAATATAACCAATCGGTTTCTGTAGTAGCTCCACCTAAAAACAAGTAATTACGAAGCCATGCTCCTGTAGTTGCAGAAGGAGGTGAAGCATAATCATAGCCATTAGATGTAGTGAAAGCTGAGCCATTCCACCATCCAGTAGCATCAAAACCATTAAGTACAAATAGTTGATTATTGGCTTGTATAAATTCAGTATCTTGTCCTGCGGTGGTTACTGAGGTAGGAGATGCTAAATCCCATGAAGAAGAACTAGATAAAGCATTAATTACATTTGTTCCTGATGCAGCAACTAAATAAGACGTTGTTCTATCAGGGTCGAATCTTCCTATGCCTCTAAAAGCGGTATTTCCTACATCTTCAACAAAAAGAGCCTGTCCTTTGCGTTTAGAGAGACGACCTGGGCGGTCTAATACAACATTGACCATACTGGCGCCTTGATTCAGCTCTAAAAGATCAGCAAGCATGTTGCTCGCCATGCCACCTTCAAAGCGGTCTATTCGTACTTTTGAAAGTTCAGCTTGACTAAAACAGGTGTTGACAGGTAATGTTAAAAACAATATAATAACTATCGCTAACAGAGGGGCGGTTTTTCTATTTAATCTATAGGCAGTAAGTAGGGTAAAGTCACTTAACCGTGCCTTTGTTAGCAGCCCGAAAGCTGCCTTTTTTATTTGGAGAATGATATGAAAAAAGAACGATTTGATGTTAATTGCAAGCAGTGCAGAAAAACTTTTCAGACAATTAAATCTAAAATTCATAAAGTTAAGTATTGTGGGCTGAAGTAAGGCGGCAAGACTATTGATAAAAATGGATACATTTATGTTAAAGTTAAAAACCATCCTTTCTCTAACAAAAAAGGCTATATTTTTGAACATAGGCTTGTAATGGAGAAGTATCTTGATCGCTATTTGAAGCCCGAAGAATCTATTCATCATATTAATGAAATTAAAGGAGATAATAGGATTGAAAATCTTCAGCTTTTTGCAACTGAAAGCGACCATCAAAGAAACGCTATTCATAGCAAAGATAATATAAAAGAGAATATAAGAAAAAATCTTAAACATAAATTTATGTCCTGTGTGCCTGAGCAAAAGAAGTGACTAACTTATGGGTGTAATCTGGCCCCAACTGATTAGCTGCATTTGTCAATATCCCATTCAATGCTCTTGTAGCTAACTTCTCAAACATAGTAGCTCTATCAAGTGTGTCAATAGACTGCTGTAATGATAGAGAAACAGCACTATAAGTCAAATAGTCATCTGCCTCTATAAAAGAATAGTCATTATCATTAATTAACTTCTGAAAGTTCTTTTTAAATAAAACTCTCATAGAATTAGCTTGTGAAGGAATCTTTCCTATTTTCATTAATTTATATCTAGCAACTCTATCTGTTGCACCTAGAATAGCTAAATCATCTGCCGAACTATCTTCTAGCGTAACATACCCTGTAGTATCTGCCGATTTACTGAAATGAGTAATCTCATAAAAAGTAACTATTCCGGCAACGGGCGTTGTTCCTGTAACGGCAATACTCTCATAACCTAAGACAGTTCTTGCTGAGTCTATAAAACCTTCTACACGCACCGTAACTGCCTCTGTTGTAGATGACTTTGCTTGTATAGTATCACCAGTGGAATCTACCTGTGTTTGCACACCTGAAGAACCATATATCCTAGCTTGACTAGGAGAGCTTTCTTCTACGGCATCAGCAATATTGGCTACGTTAGCATCAAAGTAGGCTTCCTCTGTAATTATAGTAACCTTCTTTTTATTGGTAAGATCATAAATACGCAGAGGCTTATTAAATCGAAGAGGCATAGCATATTGTTCTGTACCGTCTACTGTATCAAAGTTATGAACATCTTGTGTTTCGTTGTAGTAATCATAAGAGTTATACAAAGTCAATAGTGATGTATTAACCCAATCGCCTATTAATGAAACATAAGATGTATCGCCAGAACGTTGAACTATCTCAGCAACGTTCGTCTTTATCTCAAGAAAATTCAACATTTATATAACCCTCGCTGACGGGGAAAGATACGCCCCTGTTATTCTTAATATTGTAAAGCTCTTAGTCTTTTCTATAACTTTGTAATTTAAAATCATGCGAACCTTTTGACCTTCGGATATATCTCCTAACGCTGGAAGTTCTTCTTCTGATAATGATACTGTTGGTTCAAATTCTATCGGTGATTGTATGTCTAATAATCCTGGCATTATATCCTTGTCTTTTGAAGATCAATCTTTTCTGCTCTTATAAGTTTAAAATCAATCATCTTAAATTCATTACCATCATCATCTGGAACAAATCTTTCTGTATCAGCAATAACTGTAACGTCAAGTTGTCCCTTATCCCCGAACTCCATATCAGAAGAAAAGGGAAACTTCTGATTTAGGATTAGTTTAGGCTTCTTCCTGAAAGACTGTTGAGGATCTACTCTACCTTCAAACATTAGTAAGTTACCACCACGCTTACAGGGCTTGCTACTGCTGCTGCTGAATTTAATGTAATAGAATTTGTTATAAAATCTTGTGCATAGAAATCTGCTGTTCCATTAAGTTGGAAAACACTATTAGGAGAACCTATCATACAATCCTCGCCAATAGCGTCACCTCTTAAGCTAACGCATACATCAACAGCAGAGCCGTTGTGTACCCATACATCTCTAGAATTAGCAGGTAACGTTATGGTTGTTAATCCTGTTACACTCACCCAACTTGCATACACATTCGTCAAAGCTCCTCTTGCTTGAGCAAATACTGGAGTTGCCATTAACATTAAAATTAATAATGCGCTTAAAAACTTTTTCATTTCTTTCTCCCTTTATTGTTTATCTTAATCTTCTTTGAATAGCGTCTTCACGTTCTTTGTCAGTAACTTCGTCAAACATCTTTTTATCGACAATCTTTCCTTCACGTTTAAATAGCTTTCCTTCACGTTCACCATACCAAAAGCCGCCATAGCTCTCCCGAACTAGCTTACCTTTATACCATTTTGGCAGTTTTCCAGGACTTGCTTTTCTACCCATAATATCTCCTCATTTCTCCACTATAAATCCCATAAAATATAATTAATAACATTCCACTAATCGCTGTATGAACTGTAAATATCCCCATAGCACTTACTAACTGCGCTAATACACAACTAAAACTTAAAATCATAATGTTTGTTTTTCTTGCACATACAAAATACCAAAAAAACTGTCCGATTAAAGCCAATGCTATTAATCCGCCTATTCTTCCACCTTCAAAGAAAAACTCTAATAAATCATTGTGTCCATGTAAGTAAACATGTTGTTCTGCATGGATTCCTGTATTATTTAAAAAGACATGCTGTGTGTATGGAGCTATTCTTGAAAAGTTCCCGAACCCATACCCAAACCATTTGTTGCAAAAAATCTCTTTTACTGCCGTAACATTCTGTCTTTTAACTTTCATTACTACGCTTTGATTCTCAACTGATGTAATCGTATGCTTATATAAACTCAATCTTTCTTTATATGCTTTTTTAGATATATTCTCAAACTTAGTAAAAAATATTCCTGTAAGTATTGCTAATACCAATAAAACAACACCTACAAATCTCTTATTAAACTTAAAACAACTTATGCACAAACACCCTACTAAAAATCCTACCCACGCTGACGCTGTAGATGATAACCATAAGCAAAATATTGCTAGAGGTAATAACACAGGAGCAAAAGATAATATCAACGGGGATACTATCCCAAAAAACAATCCTAGCTGGTTACGACTTCCACTAAACCCGACTGTTCTATAAAACATTTCTGATTTTAATGGTGTAAATATTGGGTCTAAATCAAAGAACTGTAATACAACCATGCAACCCTGTATAACTACTAATCCTATTACTCCCCATAGTATTATGTTAATTTCTCGACGAGAAAGTCTTGATATTATATCTATTGCAAAACATGAGAAGTAGAGTTGCATCAACAACATCAAAGATGATGGATTTTGATATGAAACTATCATTGCTGAATAAGTACAATAGGCTGTGAGTATAGACAATAACTTATTGCGCTTCCACAAAGCCAATGACATTCCAATGCAAAAAACAAACAGTAATGCTAACCACTGGTTATACCAAAGTATCTTGCCTAGTGGTATTGCAGACGATAACGGAACTACAAATATAGAAAACATTATGAGAAAGAACATATTAGACAATTTTTTATTGTTCATAATATTGTGATTATATTAGTTGGAGGCAGCCGAAGCTGCCCCCAAGTTTTTACTACGACTGACTACCAACAACAGTACAATGAGCCTCTAGATCATCCCAATCCCCGTCTGGGAAAGCAGAATAATTTTCAAGCGTTGGCCCTGATGCCATACATAAGTCACCGTCAGACTTAACCCAGAAATAATACTCTGGAACGTATGATTCAGAATCAACTACTGTACCAACCATTGATAAGAAACCAGGATTGCCTTGTTTGTTTTGACCCATCAATCCTAGTGCTGTTAAGTTAGTCCTAGTTTGTCTTAAAGTTGTACCAGACGCTTCTCTTGACTGAGCAAAAGAAACGATAGGCACAACCATCATACCAATTACCAAAAGGAAGATCATAAATTTCTTCATTATAACCCTCCTTTAGGCTCCACTTGTACCGTATGTTCCCATATAGTGGCTGAAACCTACAGAGAATCTCATACGGGCTAAGTGTTTAAGGTTAGTGGAATCAAACTCTGTTCCACGTTTTAATTCTCCAAGTCGTACTCTCCAGAAGAATTTCAACTGGTGCTGTTCTTTCTCAGAAAGCAAGAACCAAACGTCAGTATCTGTCAAATAGTGCCAGACAAAATACTGCAAGTCTTTTCTTTGGATTGCGTTGACTTCGTTATTTGCTGTGTAAGGTTTAAAATCAGACTTAACAAGTTCGTCTGCTATGTTCCAAAGATCAGTAGGAACGGCTAGCATAACAGCCTTTGTTGGTCGTTTTAATCCCTTTTCATCTACAAACTTCTCAATAGTCGTTAAACCTGCTGTTAGAGAAGTAACAGACAAATCAGCCTGAACTGAAGGCGTATTTGCTTGTGTCCCACCGTCTAACGTAGGGTGACTAGCTGAGAACAGAGGAACACCATCAAAACCATTGGTCGTAAAACCATTATTGAAGGTATTAGCTGCTGTAACTTCAACTGTTTCGATTGCGCTTCTCTTTAATGCCATAGGTAACTTATTGAACGTTTCTTGTGTTCGTAAGTTATCCTCGATAGCTTCCTCAGTGATTTCATAACCAAGCGCATATGTCTTGTGAGTATATGTTTTAGATATACCAGGCAAGATTGTGTCATATGTCGCTGCTGAGCCTTCTGACTTCTCAGGCATTGTTACAAAACCAGATTCGTAACTATCTTTTTCACTTTGTTTATCGGGATCTCCAACATTGAAGATTTTTGTGTACTCATCATCCCAACTCTTTAGTCCATCTTGGTACATCTCATTCAAGTTGGCATCAAGAGCATCAACTATTGTGCTTGACTGAATAGCCATGTCTTTACCTCCTTAAATGGTTGCGTTACCTGTTGCACCTGTAAATAGACTTTCGTTGAACGTCACAAGTAAATCGACGTGAGCATCGCCCCAATCGTTTCCTGGTTCATCAACTTTGTCTAAAATTCGAAGCTGTATGCCAGTTCCAATATCACTGGAATCCAACTCCCCTCTTGATACTGCTGTTGTGGTATCTCCTGTTCCTGCGATGTGATTTGCTGTTGCAAACACATCATCATCTTCTACATCTGTTCCTGTATCTGACTGACACCTAAACATTGCATTTCGCAACGCTAGTGCTACAGAAACAATTGCAGCAGTGCTAACTGGTTTATACTTTGTTGATATAGCAGAATTTGGATGTCCCGCCGGAACTCCGTTAGTGTCAAATATAGCTGTAACAGCACCAACGACAATAACACCATCGTTAGCCGCAGCTAAATTAACATTACCATCAGATTCCGCAGAAACCAAATCCCCTACCATCAAAGTAGAAGCCTCGTCAGCATCAACATTATAATTCCTAACAGGTACTGTTGAGCCATCTAACATAATGACTGGCTTAAACCCATTTGGTCTATCTCTGTTTGCCATTAAACTACTCCATTTCTCTAAAAACAAAAACCCCTAGACTAAGCGTATTGGCTATACTAGCCATACTTATAGTTTAGGGGTCTATTTTAGACTTACCTACTTAATTTTTATTACTTCAAGCCCATTTGTTTGGCTGTCTGTAAACCTTCTGAAGGGTCGCCCTTCTCAATCCGTTGCTCTATTGAACTCATTCTTTCGTTTGCCCGTTTCTTTTTTAGCTCTTCCTTTTTATGGAATATGTCTTTCGGCATAAAAGCTAAAACAAGATCGCTACCTCTTCTGTAAAGACCATCTGCGGAAATCTCCGTTGCTTCAATGTCAAGTCGTTCCATTAGATGTTTTCTTGGACACAACTGCCATCCTCCTTTTGCTGCAAGGACGTTGCCTGTTTTCGTTGCTAAGTTTGTAGGGTTGCTGTTAAGCCACCTGTATTCATAATTTGGGTCTTGCTTGTTGAGGTAAGTAACATCTACCCCTCCGTAATAATCTTCTATTACGTTGATCTTATATTCTCCAGAATCATCGTTGTAATCTTTTTTCGCAAGTGTTCCGAATGATGCTTCAGGAGCCTTACTCTTATCATGCTCGTCAATTTGATCTTTTATTTCTTCTACTGTAGGTACTGAATCTACCGTTGGTACATCCTTCAACTTCTCCATCTTCTCTACTGCCGCTTTAACTTTATCTTCGGGTGTGTCCTTTTTAGGATTTACCATTAAATTCTCCTCGTTGGTCTTGCTGATTTAGCTTTTTTAGCTTTAGCGATTGCTTCTGGTCGTGTGTAGTTTCTATTAGTGTTAGGATTTACTTGATTTCTCCATACCCTAAAAGCGTCATCTTCTTGTGCTTCTGTAAAAGTAATCTCTTTTGCCTTTTCAGTTTTATCATCAGATGGTGCTGATGCTCCATAGGTTCCTAACTGATCTGAAACATCAGGTCTACCACCAACTTTGCCATGTAGCTTTTCTGCTAATAACATAGCTTTTTTTATACCTAATCCTTCTTGGAAATATTCATTAGCTGTTACATACAACGGGTCTTTAGGATCAAAATTTGGGTCGTTCCTATTCCAAGACGGGTATTTAGTAAATACATCATTTAGCTCTGATTTTCTTTTTGTTTCCGTCGCTGTCTTTTCTTGTTCAGTCTTTAATTTACTATAAGCCTTATCGGCAGCAACTTCTCCATTCCTATCCTGTTGTATCTTATAAGCTTCATTTTCTGTCAAAGAACCCGAATCAACCTTAGCTCTTAAAGTCTCGTCAGTATCCCACAACTTGCCATCAGCTTCAATTTGAGACGTACTAGCAGCAGGTTTGGGTTTCTCCTCTAATGCTGCAAGACGTTTCTCCGCTTCTTCTGCTCTTATCTTTGCTCTGTCTGCTTCTCGTTCTGCGTCTTTAGTTTTGTTATTTAATTCTTCAATCCTGCTCTTAGCTGTCTTGTCGTCTTTAGCTTTTCGTAGCGTTTCAAACTCTGTTGTTTCTTCTGGTGTTCTGTCGTTATTACTTGCTAGTTCGTTAAGTCTTGTTTCTTCAGTTCCCAAGTTTGGGTCTACCGTTCCTTCAACCATGATACTCTCCTTATTTTTCCATTAGTATTAAATCTGAATCATCCTTTTTTCCTACAGTCACCCATCCAAGTTTAAGATATTTTTTTAAATTTCTTTCAGCTACAAGGCGGAGCTTTTTATTACCCTTAGCTTTAATAGGCTCTTCACCTGTTATATTCTTAACAACACTTCTTTCAACTTTTTTCCCTTGCATTCTTTTCACTGGTTTCTTAACCATCACATTCTCCTACTTAATCTGTTTATCTTTAGGTTTATTCATTCTTCTAGCTTTCTTAGGCGACCTCTTTGTACCTATTCCACCTTTACCAATTACCTTAGAAGTAAATTTCATCTATCCCTCCGGCATTTTCAACGACTTATGTAAGCCGTTATTCATATTAGCTATTCCACCGTTTTTAATATTAACTCTAAACTCAACGTTCCCCGTGAAACGATTATCACGCAATCGTTCTAGGTCTTCTCGTATTCTGTCTATGTACCAAGCTATACGGCTGTCTGTCATTTATCCTCCAACAAAAACTCTACTGAATCAATAATCTCTTTCGCCATTATATGCTTACCAACATATATCTTTCTATTCTCACAACCAATAGCCAAAGCATAAGCCGAAGCGTTATCTCTACAAGTCTCAATCACAGACTTAATATCAAACCATGCCTGCGGGTTGTCCTTGTGGTACTCCAACAGGCGCTCCTTGAGCGTTACCTCCTGCGTTTCCTCCATTAACTCCTCCAATTCCTGACTGTTGCATTACTAGCTGTTGAGTGATTTCATTCTTTTTCAACTCTATATGTTTCTGAATGTGTCTAGCTATCTCCGGCTTAATATCCTCATCTATTGTAGGGTCTTGAATCATCTGACTATGAACCTTAACATGCTGAATATGATCTTCACCTTCTGTTGGCTCTCCACTATCCCCTTGTAAGAACCTAGCATTTTCTTCTTCTGGTGTCTTTACCTCATCACCTGGTGCTTGTGGTAAGAATGTAGATAAACCAGATTCGTCTAGTCTATCAATCAACCACTTAGTCACCTTAACAATTAACTGTAGTCCTTGTTGTGTTTGTGGATTGAATAAAGGATTCTGCAGCATCATCTGATAAATGGCAATCGCCTTGTTAGCTTCTAACGTCTTATTAGTATTAAGAACATTACCGGTCAACTCAAAGTCTGGTATTGACTTCAAAGCAAAGTCCTCTAGTGTTACAGGACTAAACTCAAAAGGATTCTCTGCGCTACTACCTACTATTCTCATATACTTATTAGGCGGCATATTCTCTTTATACAACAAGAACCATCGCTTTAGAATATCCTGAATAGTCTTATTCTTACGCTTAATAATTCCATTCATCCTAACGTTACCTTGTGCAACAATTATTTCAGCTTTCTTAGCCGGACCAGTAGGGTCAACCTTACTTTCTGTGCCTGCGGCAAAATCACTGATGCCGAATAGTAATTGCGCCCATTGAGTAATTAGGGCAAGCGCATTAGCTATAGAAGCATCAGGAGGAGGAAGATTTACTATGTTAATAGCATTAGGGTCTGTAGTAGGAAACAAAAAGCCGTTCTTAATCTTCATTGGCTCATTCTTCATATTCCCTGTTGGTGTGAAGAAGCCGAAAGGATTGTTAGACTGTACTACTCCCCATATAAACTGATTGAATAAAGCATCGTAAGACTTCTGTATGCTCTCCATAAACTCAACCATACCTATCCCACGTCTACGGCCTTCATCGTCAATCATAAAATAATCCATGCCGATAGGTCGCATCTTTAATGGAAACTTGTTTCTACGCAGTGAACATAACGTTTTGCTTTCCTTATTAATTATCGCAATAAACTCTTCTTCTAGCTCCTTTGTTTCTTCAATAGCACCTAGCTCGTCATTCTTATTTGCTTTTATAACAGCAATGCGCATCCTGCCATAGAACTCGTAAAACTGTTTCTCAAACTTCCCTGTCGGTATCGGGTCACCTTCAAAATCTTCTTTAGATGTGTCGCTGTCCTCTCCACCCCAATCCATAATATCATCAATAGAACCAGCATACATTTTACCCTGAAGCTCGTCTCTTAAATACTTGTCATAGGTTAAACGAATACGTCTAGCTTCCCAATCAGGAGTCTTGTCTATGAGAGCATTCTTAGGTTGGAAATAGTCTTTACGAGAGAATACTTCTAGTTTAGGAGCATTGTATAATAACTTCTGCTTTTCTTCTTCTACATAGATAGGCTCCTGTGTATCAGGGTCAACAAGCGGTTCAGTAGGGTTAGCAGGGTTCATTATTGGATTACGTACAATCTCTGTACCATACTCTTTAACCCAATGCATTAAATAAGGAGCTTCGCCAACTTTCTCTGAGGAGTGAAATAGTCTATCACACTGAGAGAATATATCTAGCTCAGATTTAGCAGACCAATTCATAAATGTGTTTAGCTTGTTTACTTTGGGAACATCACCTTGTTCGGTAGGTAGGACTGTGCCTATGTCTTTAGGAGTGAAGAAGACATTCATAACATTGGCGTGAACAACCTCCATCGCAACAGTAGTAGTAGGAGAACGGTAATTAGGCATATCTCCATCACTACCAGGAACCTCTTTACGCTCCATGCGGTATACTTCGTCATACTCGTCTACATCATCTTCAAGCTCTTTATGCTGTTCTTCTATATCATCCAATCTTCCACATATCCATTCAGCAATTCGTTCACGCTCTATAATTGATATTCCTGGGACTAAGAAATCTTTTTGTTTCTTTTTTAATTCTCTTAGGTATTCTTTTTCATTGTCTGCTTCTATTTCTTTGATATTCTCTGCGTCAGTAACCATTTATTTCTCCATTAAATCTTTTATTTCAATAGCAACTTCATGTAATTTATCATTAAAAACATCTGGAGATATACTATCACTTAAATAATAATGTAAACAAAATAGAATCTTTTCTATTTCTTCTGTCACCTAACCAACCTATCCGGTAAAGCCAAATCACTCTTAGGCTGTACCTGCGCTCCAATAATCAAATTATCAATCTCCAAACTAGCTAATCTTACGGCATGTGACATTAAAGCCATATTAACCTCGCCAAGTGTCACGTTCATCTTACCTTCGTCAAGTTCAACTCTTAATACTAGACGGTTCTTTTTGCCGTTG